ATAACAAAAATGGCAAATGATGCAATTACAAAAGGAATGGCATTACAAAATGCACCTACTGCTGTAAAAGAATCATACGGTATGGCTAACGCATTACTTGACAGCTTTGGTTATGAACAATTAAATGAAGATCTTGCAAGCGACGCAGGAGACCTCGGACGCGGTGTATGGAACGGTGCCACATGGGGTACTGGTAGCAATATTAATGCTGGAGTTAAAAGTTTAGTTAAAGGAACCAAATATAAAGACGAACTAGCAGGGGAACTTGCTGCTAATAAAGCAGCCGAAGAAAGAAGTCCATGGTTATACGGTGGTGGTGACTTAGCTGGAAGTTTTGTAGCTCCGGGCGGTGCAGCTAAAGGTCTTGCAGGTGTTGCAGGTGTAGTAGGTAAACGATATATTGCAGGACAAGCAGTTGATGCAGCTAATGCACATACGTTAGGTACCCAACAAACTCCAGTAGGTCCGCATCCTGCAGGTAATGCTGGTACTAATCATATCATGGCATTGCAACAACAATTAAAAGCTAAAGGTGCTGACTTAGGTACAAGCGGTCCTAACCACGACGGCGTTGACGGAATTATGGGGCCTAAAACTAAAGCAGCACAAGCAAAATTTGGCATTAAAGAAGGTACAGAAATGAAACAATTAACAGTAGCTGAATCAATTGCAGCTATGCGTGATACATTGGAACGTATTAACAATCCACAAGTAGCCGAAGACTGGGGTACAGTAGGTAGCAAAATACTTAGCAAAGTAGCAGCTAATGATGCAAGCGCGTTAGGAAAAGCAGCAGCTAATGACGCGTCTATGGGTTGGGGCGCACTTAAAGGTGCAACTTCACAAGGTGCCGGTGATGTAAGTCATTTAGGTAAACCAGCTGCAGGCCCAGCATGGGGCAGCAATGCTGCAGCAGATGCAGGAAAAGCAGCAGCTAATGACGCAGGTGCCGCAGCAGGCGGATTAGAAAGAACAGCAGCAAATGACGCATCATATGGTGCAAGAGGCGCAGCTAATGATGCAACTTACGCACAAGGCGGTATGGACGTAAATGCACTTGGCAAAAGTAAAAACTATAATTTTGCAGGCAAAGGTGAAAAAGCTGCAGAGAAAGGTGGTAAAAGAAATGCTGCTATTGCAGGATTAGCTGCAGGCATGGCTGGGTATAGTGCATTAGCAGGTGATAACGGACAAGGCCCAATGCCACCACCTGGACCAAAACCACATCCTAAACCACATCCGCACGGTCCAGTACATAAACAAGGTAATCCTGAAATTATGAAATGGCAAGAATTGTTAAATGCTAACGGTGAACATCTTAAAGTCGACGGTATTTACGGTCCAGCAACACAAGCGGCATATGACAGAGTGTTCCCTAAATTCCAACCAGATCCTAAATTCCCAGGTACTAATGCAGCTCCGCAACCTGTAGCTGAATCTATTAGAGCATTAGGTGCAAGATTATCATTAATTGAAAGTGGATTAGATCCTGCATTTATGGACGAATTAGCTAACGAAGGCATTGGTGATGCATTAGCAAAAATTGGAAAAGGTGCTTGGAACGCAGGTAAAAACTTAGTACGTGGTGCTAAAGGTGAGCCAGCTTTGTCTAGAGCAAGTTCTGCAGGTCCGACAGCATTGACTAGAGCAGATAAAATTGCACACGGTGCAGGCGATATTGTTAACAAAAACCCAAAAACTGCTAGCTTCTTAGGTGGCGCAGCAGCAGGTGCAGGCGGTATGGCTGCATGGGACGCATATCATAGTGGACAAGGTCCTAAACCAGATCCAATACATAATCCTGAACCACATATTCATAAACCACATCACGATGGCGGCGGTACTACTCCAGTAACTCCTCCAACACCTCCAACTCCACCTGTAACTCCGGCAGCAGATCCTTCTGATGCAGAAATGGCAGCATTAATGGCTCAACTTAGAACATTAATGGCAGATGTAGGTAAAAGTTCAAATCCTGAAGCACAGAAAGCAGTAGCTGATATGTCTACAAGATTAAACGGCGTACAATAATCGTTACAATTAAAAAAGGCAGCTAGTCTGCCTTTTTTTACCTTCATTTTACCAAGCCAGTTGACACACTGAACAAACGAATATATAATATATACATAAATTAAACAAAGGAGAAGTACTAATGAGTAGAGCATACGGTCCAGAAGAAAAAGCTAAACTTGAAAAACTAATCAACGAAGGTTCTTTAGTTTTACGTGAAGTTGAAGACTTACAAGCTGGTTTAAAAGATACTGTAAAAGCAGTAGCAGAAGAACTACAAGTCAAACCTGCAGTTATTAATAAAGCTATTAAGATAGCACATAAAGGTAATTGGGCAGATCATAATGAAGATTGGGAAGAAGTTGAAGCAATCTTAGACATTACAAAACGTATTTAAAAAGTAGTAACATTGAGAACGGTAGGCAGGCCATAAACTGCAAAAGGGTATTTGTGAGCCACAAGTCACATAAACTGAGATACAATATGGAAGAATTTAAAATCTGTACGGAATGTATTCGTCCGGAGATATGCTTATCAAGATGCGAATGCAGTATTATTGTACACAGTCATGAAGCTGTTGCAAAAGTACGTAACGAAGAAGCATTTATGTCATGGATTAACGATCATGCAACTAATCGCGACATTGGTCGTGAAGGTAGTGCAGGATGAGTTATATAGATGGATACTTTGATCGCAATAACGATGTTATTAAGATTGTAGAAAGAAACTCAAAAGGCGAACGGGAGTTTAAAGACATTCCCGTAAAGCACACATTATATTATAAAGACTCGAAAGGGAAATATCAATCAATCTACAGAGACCCCGTATCAAAAATTGTTTGTAGAAATACAAAAGAGTATAGAAAAGAACTTTCTATACATAGCACAAGTAAAACATTTGAAGCAGATATTAATCCAATATTTGCATGTTTATCAGAACACTATCTTAACCACGACGCGCCTAAACTAAACGTTGCGTTTTTTGATATCGAGGTCGACTTTGATCCAGAACGTGGTTATGCATCGCCCGATGATGCGTTTATGCCCATTACTGCGATTGCTGTACACTTACAATGGTTAGAAACACTTATCTGTTTAGCTATTCCTCCAAAGACATTAACTATGGAGCAAGCAGAAGAACAAGTAAAAGAGTTTCCTAATACGTTTTTATTTAAAACTGAAGCTGAATTATTAGACACATTTCTTAATTTAATAGAAGATGCTGACATTTTAAGTGGTTGGAATAGTGAAGGATTTGATATACCATATACAGTTAATCGTGTTACTAAAGTATTATCAAAAGATGATACACGTAGGTTCTGCTTATTCGATCAATTACCAAAAAGACGTGAATATGAAAAATACGGTAAAGCATCAGTAACATATGACTTTGTAGGACGTGTACATTTAGATAGCTTACAGCTATATCAAAAGTACACATATGAAGAAAGACATAGTTTTAGACTCGATGCTATTGCAGAATATGAACTAGGCGACCGTAAAACACAATACGAAGGCACCCTTGATCAATTATATAACAATGACTTTAAAACATTTATTGAATATAATAGACAAGATACCATGCTATTAGATAGTTTAGACAAAAAACTAAAATTTATTGACTTAGCTAACACACTTGCACATGAAAATACAGTATTACTACAAACTACTATGGGTGCTGTTGCTGTAACAGAACAAGCTATTATTAACGAAGCACATAACAGAGGATTTGTTGTACCTAATAGACGTAGAGAAGATCCTATTCAAGCTGCAGGTGCGTATGTTGCATATCCAAAAGAAGGAATTCATGACTGGGTCGGATCACTAGATATCAACTCTCTGTATCCTAGTGCTATTAGAGCATTAAATATGGGTCCGGAGACTATTGTAGGTCAGTTAAGACCTGTTGCAACTGATGAATTTATTTCTATGCAACTAGCAAAAGGTAAATCATTTGCCGCTGCATGGGAAGGATTATTTGGTACTCTTGAATATACTGCTGTTATGAATGAAGAAATAGGTACTGATATAGTAGTTGACTGGGAAAATGGTGATACAGATGTACTAAGTGCTGCCGAAGTATACAGGTTAGTGTTTGAAAGCAATCAACCATGGGTGTTATCTGCTAATGGTACTATCTTTTCCGTTGAAGTAGAAGGAGTTATTCCTGGTTTACTTAAACGATGGTATGCAGAACGTAAAGATATGCAGAAAAAACTAAAAGAAGCTATTAACGCAGGTAATAAAATTGAAGAAGAATACTGGGATAAAAGACAGTTAGTTAAGAAGATTAACCTAAATAGTTTATACGGTGCTATTCTTAATCCAGGTTGTAGGTTCTTTGATAAGCGCATTGGACAATCTACTACGCTAGTAGGTCGCCAAATTGCTAAACATATGGCTGCAAAAGTAAATGAAATCATTACCGGTGATTATAATCACACAGGTAAAGCTATTATTTACGGTGATACTGACTCCTGTTACTTTAGTGCATACAATACACTCAAACGTGATATCGATAATGGTAGTTTACCATGGTCTAAAGATACTATTGTTCAGTTATATGATCAAATTAGTGATCAAGTTAATAGCACATTCCAGCAGTTTATGTTAGATGCATTCCATTGTCCTAAATCGCGTGGCGAAGTTATTAAAGCCGGACGTGAGATCGTCGGAAGTAAATCGTTGTTTATTACTAAAAAGCGTTATGCAGTATTAGTATACGATAAAGAAGGTAAACGTAAAGACACTAATGGTAAAAATGGTGAAATTAAAGCTATGGGATTAGATTTAAAACGTAGTGATACACCGGAATTTATTCAAGATTTTTTATCACAAGTGTTACAAATGGTTCTAGCAGGCGAAAGTGAAGATACTGTATTAGATTACATTACAGAATTTAGGTTACTATTTAAAGCTAGACCTGGGTGGGAAAAAGGTTCACCTAAACGTGCTAACAGTATTACTTCATATGCTACAAAAGAAGATAAACAAGGTAAAACTAATATGCCCGGGCATGTAAGAGCAAGTATAAACTGGAATACTTTAAAACGTATGTACAGTGACAAATATTCGATGTCTATTACAGACGGTGCAAAAGTAATTGTATGTAAACTTAAACCAAATCCGTTGGGGTTTACAAGTGTTGCATATCCAGTAGACGAACTACGATTACCGCAATGGTTTAAAGACTTACCGTTTGATCATAATGAAATGGAACAAACAATTATTGATAACAAGTTAGATAACTTAATCGGAATTCTTAACTGGAAACTAGTTAACACATCTGACAAAAACACATTTAACAATTTATTTGATTTTGATTAAAATAAAATTGACAACCCACTACAAATACATTATAATATATTACTAGGAGATTACACATGAAAGACTTTTTACAAGATTTAGTAGCACATACACACACATTAGGCGTTTTACCATTAGTTAAGGTTGCAGCAGAACATGACAATTACGTTGAAGTTGATTCAATGGCTGAAGATAGATCAGTAATTCTTAATGCAAAAACATTTGCACCAGTTAACGGTTTATCAAGTGTATTTGGCATGCCTAATTTAAACAAATTAGATTTACATCTTAAATGTCCAGAATATAAAAATGATGCAGTTATTAATATTGTATACGACACCCGAGATGGAGAATATGTGCCTACAGGTTTACACTTTACTAATGCTGCTGGCGATTTTCAAAATGATTATAGATTTATGGCTCGCGCAATTATCGAAGCAAAAGTAAAAAAACCTAAAAACAAAGTAGAAATTGTTTACGATATCGAATTTAAACCAGAAGCAGCTAATGTGCAACGATTAAAATTCCAAGCTGCTGCACACACAGAAGAAACAGTATTCCAAGTTTCGACTGAAGATAATAATTTAGTGTTTAGTTTTGGTGATGCAAGCACACATGCTGGTACTTTTGTATTTTATACCGGTATTGATTATAAATTAAAAAATACTTGGTCATGGCCGGTAGCACAAATATTAAGTATTTTAAATTTAGACGGAACCATCACTATGCGTATTGCAGATCAAGGTGCATTACAAATTGTTGTTGATAGCGGAATTGCAGAATATACTTATACATTACCAGCACAAACAAAATAATGATAGATATTAGAAAAGCATTAAAATTATTAGACATTGTTTATGTTAACAACAACGAGAGTGTTAAATCATCTCTTGATAAAGTAACAATGTTAGCACAGTTAGATGCTCCTGTATGGACTCCACCTGGTCCGTTTGAACAGTTTTATGTTGATTATGAATACATGAAACAACGTGTGCAAGGACTTGAATCGAGGTTATCTACTCTCGAAGGATATAATAGAGATCCACATACTAATTATAACTATAATTCTTATGTAGCTAACTATGTTAATACAAGTTATCAAATTACAGGTATGTCTACAAAAATTACACTTTTAGAAACTAAATTGCAAGAAGTTACTACACTACTTGCAACCTTAACCACAGAACAGGAAGAAGATGACAAAGCTGTTGAATAATTCTATACAATTGCAATCAACTGCTAATGAATTATTTGCTAAACGTACAATATTAGATGAACATGTTATTGAGTTTATTGACATTACAAGTTTTCTAAGCGAAACTGCTACTCCGCATCAACGATTGTGGCACGTTATTAATGACACGATTGACGTACCAACCTGTACCCGGTGCGGAAAGCTATCTACTAAGTTTGTTAAAAGTTTAAAATCATATTCGGAATGGTGCTCTGCTAAATGCATGGGCACTGATCCTGCAATATTATTAAAAAAATCTCAAACTAATCAAGCTAAGTATGGCGGTCATCCTATGCACAATGAAACTATTAGAGAAACTCGAAATGCTGCTACAATGGAAAAGTACGGTGTTGATAACGTATTTAAATCTTTAGAAATTAAAGAAAAAATCAAACAACGAAATTTAGAAAAGTACGGTGTGGATAATGCAGCTAAAAATGATATGATTAAGTTAAAAATTAGTCAGTCATCTCTTAATAGAAATTGGGATGACGTAATTGATAAACGTCACAATACTTGTATTGAAAAGTTTGGTGTTTCGTCAAATAAACATATTCATTTAACTAATGAGAATATTGATAAATTGCACAATCTTGAGTTTCTTATAGAACAGCATGTAACATTAAAGAAACCATGTAGTCAAATTGCAGAAGAACTAGGGTGTTCTCCAACGCCGATACTTAAAAGATTGGTTGCAGCTGGTATTGATATACAACGATTTAATGTTTCGGCCGGAGAAACTAATTTAGTTGACTTTTTATCTAATTACACTCAAAACATAATTAGAAATGATAGAACAATCATTGCACCACGTGAGCTTGACATTTTTTTACCGGATTTTAATCTTGCAATTGAGTTTAATGGAAGTTTTTGGCATAGCGAACTTCACGGAAAATCTAAACAATACCATGTATCAAAGACTGTTGCATGTGAACAGCAAAATATTCAACTTATACAAATATGGGATTATGAATGGAACACGCAAACTGATATTATAAAATCAAAATTATTGCATAAATTGAATAAATCAACCAAGATTTTTGCACGAAACTGTAGTATAATAGACGTATCAACTACAGATAAACGTAACTTCTTAAATGAAAATCATATTCAAGGTGATTGCTCGTCAAGTGTAAATATTGGCGCAATGTTTGATGGTGAATTAGTATCGTTAGCTACATTTGCAAAAGCTAGATATACAAGTGCTGCACAGTGGGAATTGATTCGCTTTTGTAATAAATTGAATACTACAGTAGTTGGTGCAGGTAGTAAATTAATTAAACATTTTATAAAATTACATAATCCGAGTAGTATTGTATCATATGCAGATAGAAGATGGTCAACTGGTAATTTATATACACAACTTGGTTTTGAATTTATACACGATACTGATCCAAATTACTGGTATTTTTTAAATAGTGATCCGTCTCGCATAATGAGTAGAATTAAATTTCAAAAACATAAATTATCTAAATTATTAGAAGTTGTTGATTTATCAAAAACCGAATGGGAAAATATGAAAAATAATAATTATGATAGAATCTGGGACTGCGGAAATAAAACATATATATGGAAAAAACATGAATAGAAACTTAACAGCAACACAACAGGATTATGCCGTGTTTTTGCCTGCAACGTCAGGGTTTTACTCAACATTTGTTGGTAAACAACGTTATGGTAATTATGTTGATCCGTTACGTATTCCAACATCATTTAAAGCAGGTGTAGAGGGACTTAACTACTTAGAACCTGAAAAAGGTGAATTTTATTATAAATGGTGCTTGTACTCAGCTGGACATGCAAACTTAGATTTAGATAAGTTTGACGAAAGTGAAGACATGTTCCGTAATAGAGATAGAAGTACTAGTTGGGTGTTAGGTGACTCTGGAGGCTTCCAAATAGGGAAAGGTGTATGGCCAGCTGATTGGAAAGATCCTACTTGTCCTAAAGCACAAAAGAAACGTGAACAAGTACTGCGATGGATGGACGAGTTAATGGATTACGGTATGTGTCTTGATATTCCTGCGTGGGTAGCACGTATGCCGGCTGGTAGAAAAGCAACAGGTATTAGAAATTACAAAGATGCAGTTAAAGGTACATTTATTAACAATGAATACTTTATTCAAAATCGCACAGGTGCTTGTAAATTCTTAAATGTATTACAAGGCGAAACACACAAAGATGCAGAAAAATGGTATCAAAGTATGAAAAAGTTTTGCGATACTAAGATCTACGGTGATAAAGCATTTAATGGCTGGGCAATGGGTGGACAAAACATGTGCGATGCCGAGTTAGTACTTAAACGCATTATTGGTTTAAAATTTGATAACATGCTTCAAGAAGGCCAGCACGACTGGATGCATTTCTTAGGAACTAGTAAATTAGAATGGGCATGTTTACTAACTATAATTCAACGAGCAGTTCGTAAATATGTTAATCCTAGCTTTACTATTAGTTATGATTGTGCTAGTCCGTTTTTGGCTACAGCAAATGGTCAGGTTTACATTACTACAGAATTAGAAGATAGATCTAAATGGGTGTATCGAATGGTCCCGAGTGTTGATAATAAAAAATACGCATATGATACTAGACTGTTTAAAGACGCGGTTATCGATGATGGTATTTTTAAAGTGTTTAATCCAAGTCCACTTATTGATCAAGTACAAATAAAAGATATTTGTATCTACGGTGCAGGTGATCCTAACTGGACAGAAGTAGACAATGATGGCATTGATCATGAAGACTTATTTAAAAACCCACTATACTTAAATGATCCTAAATATTGGATTACTATGGGCAGTACGAATAAAATTAACAAAGTCGGTAGAACAAGTTGGGATAGTTTTAGTTACGCTATTTTAATGGGGCATAATGTATGGAGTCATATTGATGCTGTACAAAGAGCAAATCAAACATTTGATAACAATATTTTGCCATATATGTTAGTTGATGAAAAATTTAATCCAGTTTATGTTAGCGATATAATTGATAAAATCATTAGCAGTAAAACTAAGCGTTCTGCATTGAAATTAATTAGTAGATATAGCAAATTATGGATTGATATTCCTGGTACACGTGGTAATTGTGGCAAGAAAACAATCAATGCTGATACAAAGTTTAATGAGTTTTGGACACTTGAAGATATAGATCCTAACGACATAGATGAGGATAATGTCGATCCGACGGCATTTGAATTTTCTGAAGAAGAAGAAGACACTTTACTTACCCTAGAAGATAGCATTAAAGATGAATAGACAGTATAATAACAATATAACTACTAACACTGCTAAGTTTTTTGTTGGTACCGAAGTAGAGCATACTCCAGCATATGGTTTAAAAACATTATTTGTTGTTGGTGCTCATACTACAGAAGCAATACATCACCGGTTAGATACTGAAGAAGATATTACACATATCTTCTTTGGTGCAAACCACAGTTTTAATCCAAACACACCAGGTACCTGGCTCAACTGGAATAACATTATTGAGCACTTTTTAAAATTAGGCAAACACTGTTCATTAGATATTCCGGTTACAGCAATGAATGATTTTAATAATAAAACTAATTTATGTTCATATGAAAATTTTATTCCTCAAATTAGATTTCCGGTTGCAAATATTAAAGATTGGAGTTATAATACAATGGTTAAATTAGATGACATAGATTTTAACGCAACTAACCCCGGCGTGTGGACACATAACTTAAAAGTTTTGCAAAATGAAGATGTGTTTACTAGTTGGACCGACTATAACGACGACAAGATAATTAAATGAAATTACAAACATTTATTAAAATTCGAACAGAGTTTGAAGGTATGCACTGTTACCCAAATGCAGGATTGATTGATTCTAAAATTGCATTTCTTGAAAATATACATCGTCACATTTTTAAAATCGAAGTAACTATTTCTGTTAATCACTTAGATAGAGAATTAGAGTTTTTTTTGGTTAAATGGGCATTAACTGATTTTATCACTGCAGGTGATCAAAATTACAAATCATGCGAAATGATTGCTAGTGATATTTTAACTAATCATTTATTGCCTAAATATGGAGATAGGCACTATACAGTCTGTGTATCTGAAGATGGTGAATCTGATGGCATTGTTACATACCAGCCAACTGACGCAGGTCATCTAATGAAATAGAACAAGCTATACGTTTAGATCGATTTTTAGACTTTGGAATTAATACTTATGTAAAATGCTTGACAACCGCACAAATAACATGTATAATTACTATTAAGGGTTTTGAGTTTAGGCATAGTTCTATCTCACTAATATTGTATTTATACTTTCACTAAAATAATAAATATCAACTAATATGAAACACTACGTATTAACATTATCATTAGATAACAAAAGTTGCGAAATGATAAGTAATGATCTATACTGTAATATAACAAATGAATATCTACACAAAGAAGTGTGGATTGAAGTATCCGAAGATGGTGAAAACGGATCATTTATTAAGTATATGTAGCATGAAACATTATATCTCAAAAGCTATGCTTGAACAACAAATTAGTCGTTTACGCCAAGAGATAACTGATTATGAAAAACAAAATATGCAATCAGGTAACAGTAAACCTAAGCATATGATACACATTACAAAACTTAGACAACAACTACACGAATTAAAACACACGTTAAATGTTCGTACTAATCAAACTATATTAAAAAACGGAAGAAAATAAAATGGCTAAAAATTACAAAACATTCTCATACTTCGAATCACGTCCAGATGTTGTTAAAATCTTTGAAGATTTAGAAGCATTTCATGACTTTTGCAGAATTGAGTTACGTAAATTTGATCCATCGGATTTATATCGCAAAGATAGTAAATCGTATGGTGCATACTTAGCAAGTAAACGTCCACGCAAACCATATCAAGGTAATAAACCTTGGCCAAACGGTGTTAGACCTAAAAATTATAAAAAATCATAACAATTATTTTCAACCACGAAAGCTCCTCATGGAGCTTTCATTCTCTAAGGAATTTTATGAAACCTACTATTTGGATATTTCCTGTAGAACCATTAGATACTAGATATACTAGACAATGGCACACTCATATCCCTAAACAACTAAGCAATTATATTAACGACAAATACAACATAATTCAAATAGACGGCGAACAAAACGCAACCGATGTAACTCCGGGTGCATTTTTAAACTTTGTCGACACAAACGTATGGAAAAGTTCTCAGCTTGTTGGATTTTTAAAAAATTATCACAGGACTACTCCTAATGATCATTTCTTATTTACTGATGCATGGAATCCTACTATTATACAATTAAAGTACATTAACGATTTAGAACATCTAAATTGGACATTCCACGGTCTATGGCACGCAGGAAGTTATGATCCACACGACTTTTTAGGTAATATTAAAGACGCATGGGTTAGACTTGCTGAAAAAAGTATGTACACTGCATACACTCATAACTATTTTGCTACCGAGTTTCACGTAAGAATGTTTTTTAACAATGTTATACAAAATGGTTATCCAAGTGAAAATCCATGGTACGACGAGGATTGGGACGAAATATACGACGATGGGTCTATTATAAAAACAGGTTGGCCTATGGAGTATTTAGAAGATACGCTAACTCCTTATAAAAATTCAGAAAAACGTGATCTAATATTGTTTCCGCATAGGGTTGCTCCAGAAAAACAAGTTGATATTTTTAGATCATTAGCTATGCAATTACCGCAATACGATTTTGTAGTGTGCCAAGACGAGAAGCTAACTAAAGACGAATATCATAAATTATTAAGCGAAGCAAAGATTGTGTTTAGTGCTAACTTACAAGAAACCCTAGGCATAAGTTGTTACGAAGGCGCATTGCTTGGTGCTATACCAATGGTACCCGATAGACTAAGTTATAAAGAAATGTATATGTATCATTTTAAATACCCGTCAGAATGGTCTATTAGTTACGAAAATTACGAAACGCACAGTTATGATTTATGTAATAAAATTATTTATTATATAGAAAACTATGATAGTATAGCGCATTATGTAAACACCCAAGCAGAATATTTAACAAAAGAGTTTTTTAACGCAGAGAAATTATATGATAGATTCAAATAAAGATACGATTACATTTACTATGGATGGAGATGCACATGTTCGTATACCGGCGTTCGATGCAAGTACATTATCGGCATACACGGCGTCAAATGTTATGAGTGGAACAGCAGCAGCAAGTGATACAATTACTATCACAGGTTCTAATGGTGTATACGGGTATAATACTATAGCTACTAATTTAACAAGTAATTACTATGCATATAACGGAATAGGAGGTAGTACATTAAGTAGTAACGGTAGCTGGAGTAACTCAACTGCAATGAACGGACGACCTTTTATAGATGCGTTTCCAGAATGGGATGCATTTAAGAAGTTATGCGACGAATATCCAGGTTTAGAAAAAGCATACGGAAATTTAAAAACAATTTATGCAATTTGCTATGAGGATAGCATGTTACCAAAGGACGACGAATGAAAGTAGTAAAATATAGTTGGGCACAATTAGAAGGTGCCGCATTAGAGATAGCACGCCAAGTTCAAGCTGCTAATTGGAAACCAGATTACATTGTCGGAATCACACGCGGGGGACTTATCCCCGCTAACTTACTTAGTCAGTATCTCGGAGTTAAGATGCTAACATTACATGTTAGTTTACGTGACCATCCAGACGACAATGAACATAATGCATGGATGGCTTGTGATGCATTTGGTGTTACTGATGACGAACTAGCAAGTACCGGACGTGCTAAAAACATTTTAATTGTAGACGATATTAACGATTCGGGTGCAACACTCGATTGGATTAAAGAAGATTGGCAATCATTATGTTTACCAGATTCTATAAGATGGAAACACGATGTTTGGCATAAAAATGTAAGATTTGCTACAGTGTTTGATAATTCTGCTAGCAATGCACATGTTGATTATTGTGCTGAAGAATTTGATAAACGAGACGATCCGATTTGGATTGACTTTCCATGGGAAAACTACTGGAAGAAATAATGGAACTACATTCAATAGCTAAGAAACACGGTATACGAAGCATAGACGTTGAACAATTTTATGCTGCAGGTGATAACTATTCGTTAGATTGGTCAAGATCAAACCTACCAAGCGAAAGAGCAAACGTTACACGGTCATTAACTGTTAAAATACACGAGAACGATTTTATAAAGTTAATTGACAAAGCTGAAAAGTGCGAAGACTGGAATAAAAAATATTATGAAGATATGTATGTTAGAGATTCTAATCCAACTGTTAAAGCAGCATACGAAAAATATCAAATGTTTTTAGAAATAGCAAGATCGGAGGTAAAAAATGACAGATTTAACTAAAGAAGAATTAC